GTAGGTACTTGTGTTGATAGACTTTAAAGTTCCAAAGGTTACAACGTCTACATTAACGCCAACTGGGTCTGCGGCAACAATACCGAATGCGGGCATCTTGTTGCTGTCGCTTGCATCTGCTAAATCTACTTCTGTTTTTCCTCCTGAATAACCAGAGACATAAACAACATCGCCTTTTGCTAGGGTAGCACCACTTGCTACTGCGCCTTTAAAATGTACAGCACCCTCAAGGTCTCCTTTAAATAGTTCTGCTTCAACTTTAGAATCTACAAGTATACCGTCTGATACTGTTCTTAGTTTTTCATTGCTATTACCGTGATATAATATCGTTGTTCTTAAGTCATCACTATCGAGCTTACATTCTAAGAATTTATGACCACTAGAGCCATAAAGTCTTAGAAGATTTCCATAAGACTTTAAATCCAGATAGACTGAAGATTGCATAATAAGTCTATCTTCACCATCAATAAATAAACCATTTATACTGCTCGATCCTAAGTTGGTTTGCCAGTGTTCTATAGTAGGATAAGAAGAAAAGCTTCCTTTTTGAAATTCAATCTTTTCATTAAAAGTAACATCACCTGTAAAGGTAGCACCAGTTAACTCTGCATATCTACCATCGAGGTCTGTAGTAATTGTACCACTGTTAGCTTTAGTAAGTGTTAACGTACCATCGGTAGTGTCAAAGGATGCTGATGTGACTTCTAAGTCTTCTTGAGCCGCTAGGGACGTTGCCGCTTCAGATGCTGATGCCGCGGCTTCGGTGGCTGAGTCTTCTGCATCATCTGCATCAGTACTAGCACTAGTTGCTGAAGCACTGGCATTAGTTGCTGAAGCACTAGCCGAAGATTGAGAAGCACTAGCACTAGTTGCTGAAGTACTAGCACTAGTTGCTGAAGCACTAGCCGAAGATTGAGAAGCCAAAGCCGCCTGTTCAGAAGCACTAGCATTATTCTCTGAAACTAAAACCGCCGCCGCAGATGCCGCCGCTTCGTTTGCAGAAACCTCTGCCGCATCCGCAGAAGCCTCCGCACTGTTTTGATGCGTATCAGAAGAATCAGCGTAATCTTTATAGAAACCTGTCATTGTTTACCCTTGTGGAAGTACGCCAATGGTTGACCCTGAGAACTCAGCTTTCATTGCCATAGCTTCTAGTTCTGATGCAGAGCCTCTAAACTTAGACTCAAACAGTTGAGCCTCTTCTGTGTTCTTTGTGTATAGTGCTAGTTCAGCTAATGCACCATAGAGTAAAAGGTCTGTACCTTGTTCAACAAACCAATTGGTATCTGCATCGTTAACTAGGTTATTTACTACAATATAATAATACAACTTAACACTAGTTACTTCAGTGTTAAGAGGTGCTATAAGGAATCTGTTTTGTTGTCTAGCAAAGTACTTAGGAAGACCTACGTCTGTCTGCATACCTACTACAGTTGGTAGAGCCTTACGCTCAAGATCATACGTACGACCTGCATAATCGATAGACACTGCTTTAGCTTCTAGATAATCTTCAGGTAAAGCTATTGCACCTTCAGAGTTTATAGTTAGGTTATTGTTATATCCTTCAAGTACAGGAATACGCAAGACACGATTAGCTCGATCTTGCGCTAGGTTAATAAATGAATTATATACTGAATCGGGAATGTCTTTACGGTTAGCCCAGTCTTTAACTAAAGCTCTGAGTTCACCTAGATTATTAACTGCCATTATATACGTCCGTGATCTGTTCTAAGTTTTAAGTAATCTCTACTACGTAATCGTAGCATCATCTTTGCTTTTAAGTCAGGGTCGTGGAATAATTCCATCATAGTGCAGTTCCATTCTTTGCACCACATGTTAATTATATTAAGAGGGATTGAAGCTACCTTACGTCCCCATGTATCACCATCGGTTTTACGATTAAGGTTGTTGTTTGCTTCTAGTTGATTCTGTGCGAATATATCAGTGTAGTCTTGTGTAGTACCGATACTGATAGTGTCATCATTGTTTTGAATGATATGGGTTTTAACGTCAGACATGGATACTCCTATAAATAAGAAAGCCGAGCTACCCCGAAGGATAGCCCGACAATATAGACTAGCTATTAAGCAGTAGTCAGATCGCGAATTGCGCCTGAAGCCGCTTCGTTCTTAGAGGTTAGAGTGTACTCAACCAATAGTTGCTTAGACTCAAAGTCACCTGTTACAGCTAGGTCTTTAGTCTGGAAGTCACGGTAAGTATCAACAGACCACATATCAGGCTGAAGAACTAACAACGTGTCAGTAAGCATTAAGCGGTTAGGTACAACATTTAACTCACCATAGTCAGAAACATAAACATCAACAGCGTTGATGAACTTCTTAGACTCAGCATCGGTAAACTTACGAGCTGTATTTGTGTTGCCCTCAAAGCCAGTGATCTTTGACTTCTGGAAAGCACCACACATAATCATAGATGGGTTACCACCTGCTTGCCAAATATCTTCAATTACTCCGTTTAGAAGAGTGTCAGTAAGAGGACGCGCATCACCTGAAGTAGCAATATCAGTACCATCACCTGTAGGAACAGCACCTGTTGTAGCACCTACAGAACAGTTAGTACCGATCCAAGAAGTAACAGAGCCAAGTTCACGAGGAGCTTGAGAACCACCTGCGGCCACCCCTGCGGATTGTGCTTTGTCAGTACCTACTAGAGTCTTCTCCATGTCACGCTTGAGTTCCATACCTTTCTTAGCCAACTGGTATGCCATTTGACTAGAACGACCTGCGGCATCAGCTACTTCGTTAGAACCCGATACGCTTACAGTTTTAGAAGCGATCTGAGTGTAGTTACCAACGCGAGCAGTAGCAGAGCTTTCTGCGGCAGGAGCGGCAACCCCTTCATTTACCTTGTTATCAGTAGCGGCTGATAAATCATCAGTTTGCCATTCGTGATAAGTACCAGAAGCAGAGCCTTTGCCTACGTTAGATATGAAAGGAGTGTCGGTTGGTGCGATGTTGTAGATGATATCTGCTAAGTCTTCGCGGATACCTACAGTTCCATAAGTTTCAAAAGTTGTATTAGCCATTATAGTATTCCTTTAAATAAGATTAAGAAGACAGTGATAGAAGGGCTTGTGCCGCATCATTCACTGAACCAGAGCGTTTGAGCTTTTGTCGTTGTTCCTTAACGGCGCGAGCTTTACGTGTTTGTGCAGTAGCAGGTGAGGACGCTTTTACTTTCTTCTTAACAATAGGTTGTCTTTTCTTCTTGACGGTTGCCTTCTTGCTAACAAGTTCATCGTACAAACGTGCCTTATTCATTACTGCAATATCACGTGCTGACATAACATTATTAAGAGTCTCGTCATCATAACCTTGACCTCTTGCATATTCTACGACAGCCTTTTGGAAATCAGGAGAAATCCATTCAGGAATAAGCTGATTAAGTTTCTCTTGTTCTCTCGCTACTATCTTAGCACGTTCCTCTTGTTTCTCTTTCTCAGCTTGTGCCTTAGCTTGTTGAAAGCCTGTAATATTATTACGTAAGCCTTCTTCAATATCTTGAACACGTAACTGCTGTTTAACATAAGAAACAGGGTCGTTCTCTTTATCGATAGTAGTTAACAGTTCTTTAGCCTTATTAACCTCCGCTAGTTGTTGCGTAGCGGCTAGTTCCATAAGTTGCAGATACTGTTGTCTCTCAGCGTTTAGGTTAGTCTTAAGGCTGTCAAGCTCTTTAGTTTCTTCCTGTAGCTTCTGGACACGCTTGGTGTAATTCTGTTCTAGTTGATATCCTTTCTTTAACTCTTCGAGGTTGACTTCGTACTCTTCACCATCTACCTTAACCGTGTGAAAATCACTTTCATTAGTCATCTCTTGAGCTTCAGACTCTTCTTCTACTTCGTCAGAATCCCCCACTTCAACGTCACCTTCGTCTTCTTCCGTTTCGACTTCGGTATCTTCCTCTGCTTCAGCTTCGACTTCCTCGTCTACTTCTTTAGCAGTGACCTCTTGAGTTTCCTCTTCGAGGGTTTCTTGCTCTAGCTCTTCTTCTTTCACTTGCTCCGTTACAGAGGGATTCAAAAGTTGGGCTACTGCGTTATCTAAACTTTCGTTGTTAGTGACATCCATTACGGGTAGTCTCCTATATGTTATCTATGTATATATTATACCATACTTTAAAGTAAATGTAAAGCATTATTTTACTTTTTGTTGATATTCGTAGTTTGTTACATATCCTTCTATTACATCTTCAACCATTCCTACGGCTTTCTGTACGTACCATAGCTCATCGCGTTCGTCAATTTCATCTGACTTAGCCCAAGCTATCGAGATGTCTCGTTGTATTTCCGAGATAGCCTCAGTTAAGAGACCACCTCGTAGAAGCTCACGGGCTACCTGTGCCTTTCTTTCTTCGTCCATTACTCGCCACTCATTCTTAGTTTACTGTCACCAATACCTACTGGTCGTTTTTGTTGAGCTTCAAGTCCAAGTTCTGCCGCTTCTTTCTTCTTCATCCATTCAAACTTCTCACGCTCAAACTTCATGTTCTCTAGTTTAAGCTGTAGTTCTGTCTGCTTCATTTGAGCCTCTGCTTGCTGTGCCTGAGCCTGTACTTGTTTCAACTGAGCATCAGCCATATCTTTCTGTGACTCGCCCTGTGCCGCAATCATATCAGGACTTGGTTGTGGCTCTGGTGGTTTAACATCAGCAGGGTCTCCAATAAACTGAGCCGCGTTTCTATAACCTGCATTCTTAATAAACTCAGTGGCTAACTTGTGTACATGCTGTGGTTGTATTAGATAACCAAACTGTGTGTTACCAATACCAGTGAGCATTGTAGATATATTGTTCAAGTGCATTAACTGCTGATCTTTATTCTGATTACCTAACCCTACAGTCACTGCCATATCATAACGATCTTTCCAGTCATAAGGAGCGACAGGAGTATAGCGACCACGTAGCTTAACAATATCTACTTCAGAGCTATTAGTACGCGCTAAACGATATAGCTGTAGGAAAAGTTCTTTAACGCCTGTCTCTGCAAAGATACGAGCGATAAGTTGAATCTTTTCCTGTGCCGCTGTCATTACTTGGTTAACAGCAGTTGCCGCTGTGTTAGACGTAAGAGCAGAAGCATCTAACCCTTGTGTCATTCTAGATACGCCCGCACGATCCTCTCGTTCCTTTTCTAGCTCGTTTAGGAAGGGGAAGGTAGCCTGACCTAGCTGTGGCACTGGAAGCTGTCTAACAGCACCCTGCACCTTCTCACGCACGATACCACCAATACGGTTGTCGATAAGGTCTTGTAGGTTTACTTGGTTTTCTACTGCGGCATATCTACCTGCGTTAGATAGTGCTAGGTTATCAAGCGTGTGTCTCCACATCTTACTTCTGATTTCTTGAATGTCTTTTACAAGATCAGCAATACTAACACCAGTGAACTTATGTGGCATCATGATAGGAGATAGATTGATAACAGGAATAGTACCTACTTCTTCTTTCTCAAGTACAGTGTTACCTACCATATGTACTTCAAAGAGTTTCATCTTCTCATCTTCTTCATCAAAAGCTTTAACCCAAGCCTTGACATATTCAACCATTGTGTTATTGCCGAAGTCAGCAGTTTCGTCTACATCACCAAATCTAGAGTCTTCTACTTGGTTCTTAATTAGACTTGATCCGTGTCCTTCTGAGATATCCTCACGGTTAAAGCCATAGTCGATGAGTGATCCAATACTAACGTCTTGCACCCTAGCAACAAAGTCTGCATCTTGGATGCTCTTGCTTCTCGCCTTAATCCTAAACTCAGAGGATGGGATGTTGTCAACGACTGGACGACCGCGATAGTTGTCACGGCGAACAGTAACATCATAGAGATTCGGGTCTTCTTCGTTAACTTCCTTGTTGACAATTTCTAAACTCTCATCTTCTTCTAGTGCATCTGCTTCAATTTCTTCAATGGCTACAAAGTTCTCAATATCACATAGCTCATCTTGTGTCCAACTTACTTCTACTAATCCGTTCTTCATTAGCAGAGCATCTTTAAACCATGTATATAATACGTTAAAGCCATCACATCGTTTATCAAATACATAGTTTAAATAGTCTGTAGCCTGTTGTGCCGCTTTCTCATCCTCTGCACCTGTAGGTTCAAACTCGACAAAGGTATCACCTGAAGCAAATACTTTCATCAAAGAAGGCATGATACCCTCGATAGTTTTCAATGTATCTCTCGTGACAACAGAAGAGAAGCCTTCTTCCTCATCTCCAAAGGGCTGACCATAGTAATAGTCAAGAGCCTCTGCCTGTTGATCTGCAAGGTCACCGTTAGACCATGAGTCGGCAGATGCTAGTTCTCTACCTACAATCTCTGATAGGTCTTCGTTTGTGATAGCTTTATCCATTTATACGTTACTCCAGTTTTTAATAGGGAGAGACTGATCACCATAATCAGCCCAGTTCTGAGTCTTACCTGCTACTGCGAACTGAGCGCACATTACTGCGTATCTAGTCGCACAAATAATATCATCTTTTATAGGTACAATCTTTCCGTCTTTTCTATGGTATGATCTAAACTCTTTAAACCATTCTTCTAAATGTCCAAACACTTTAAACGTACCTGTCTCCATACGCTGTAGCATTTCCATAATAGAAGGTTCTATAAAGTTGTTGCCCTTACCTGTGTCTCCAGAAGCTTTAGGGTTACGCGCCCAATCATGCAACATGTTGACACCTTGATCTCGATACTGTGAAGCAAGACTTACTCCGCTTCCTTTATCGCTCTGTAAGCCATCCTTAGGCCAAGCCACTGGTATCCATTGGGGTCTCTGTTTAATCGCCGCAGAATGGATTATAGCGGTCTCCTGACGGCTTGCGTAGACATCATAGACATAATAAGTATCACTCTCTTCATCTATAGCTATCCAAGCTACAGCAGTGGGGTGATCATAACCAAAGTCTAACCCTGCAATTCTTTTCCAGTGATCTGGTATTTCAAACGGATCAACGATCAGATTATCTTCAGATACAGGGAACACAAGACCAGAACCAAATACAGGGATACCTTGACTACGTAGCTTCCGTTCATGCGGAGGGTACTGTGCCAATAGCTGTTCCTTAGTATCTTCATCTAGGTGAGGAGCATCGTCCCACGTAGCTTGTATTAACATCTGTCCTGCTTTAATGTCATTCATGAATTGGTTTACAACAGGAGTCATACCATCCTCTGGTGTAAACGTCATCATTACATATCCGTTAGTTGCTACGGTACGTGTAATACACTGCGTGTAGATGTTAGAGGGTGGTTGCTCATCAAGCCAAATCCAATCAACTGGTCTGCCATAGAACTTCTCTTCACCCATCTCGTAGGACTTAAAGCCAATACGAGACCATCCATCAGGGTTACCATTCTCGTCATGATGTTGAACCATGACACTATCATAGGTATTACCTGTAGCACCTCTACGTCTGGTCTTCTCTCCAATCATGGAAAGATTAACCATACCTGTACCCCATTCGCTTTCACTCTCAGCGAGACCAAACAGTTCTGTCTGTAGGATATCTCTGGTGGTATCATTAGATACACCTGCCGCCCAACAGTAGATGGGCTTATCAAATCTATTACCTTTCCACCAATCAGGATAGATACCTGTTAAGTGACACGCTGTAATATAAGCACCGCTAGTAGACTTACCAATCTGGTTAGCACACATTGCCAACACCTGATGAGCATCTGTAGTAGAGTTAGCTAAACCTTGTTGCCATTCGTATAAGTTGAAATGGTCTTTCTTGTTAAACTTAACTCTTTCTTTCTGCTCTCGTAATAACTCTAGTAGTCTCTTCTGTTGTTCTTTAGGAAGCTTTGCTATCTGCTCAGGCTCTAGATGCATTCTTCTTCACTGTCTTCTTAGTTGTATTAGCTCTTACTAGTTCAGCTTCAGACAATGTTAATGCCGCTGTTAACCTTGAGATGAGTAGTCTTTGTTCTTCAACTTCTTGTTGTAAGTCATCGAAGTTAGGTCTGTTAAATGGTAGTTTCATGTTCTCGCCTTATGGTAGAGAGTTAAAGTTCTTCTGCTTCCACATCTATAGTGGGCTTACCTAAGATTGCTAGAAGCTCCTTCTGTAGTTCATCATCCTTTAAGTCCTTAGCTTCCTTGTCTGTTACAACCATCTCCATAGGCTTATCATAACCTGCTCTATAGAGAATGTCCTGCTGTGCCTTTAGCCTTATAGACTCTTGCTTTGCTGTCTGAGCTAATTCAATAATACCTGTTAACGCCATAGGGACATGAGCGCCTATGCGTTCTTTAACCATAGACTCAACAAGTCTCCAGTTGTCACGTAAGCGAGACATTGCTGTCCCTGCACTGTTCGGAGAATAACCTGCTTGAACCCACGACCCACGAGCATCTCCAGATTCTACGTAC